CTTGCCGCCGCCAATCCTGCTGTTTGTGTTGCCGCTTTTGCTTGGCGTTCTAATGACGCCCTTCGTAGCTTCTCCGACAAGTCGATGGTCATCTCGCTAAGACCTGCTTGACGTGCGCTTTCCAAGGCCAGACTTGCTGGCGTACCTTCCCCACTAATTCCTGCTGTTGAGAGTGCCGCAACGTTAGCCGCCAATGCTCGGTTTAACTCTTGGCGTCGTGCTAACTCTTGGCTTTCTGCCGCCAGTTCTTCCTGCTTGGCTTGCTCTTTCAGTGCTATCTTTTGAGCCTTTCCAGCTTGAACTTGACCGTAGGCTGATACGCCTGCGCCTAAGCCCGCTAATATTGCAAATATTGGGAGAGCCATCAGTTACCTTCGACCTCGTATTCAATCATCTGTATGTGCATGGGAGTAGGATCAGGACACGTAATCGTCGGTATGACCTCTCTACCCCATCCGTTAATATCGTAAACGTCCTCTATTATGCCACTTGTGGGAACAATAGACTCGTTAGTAAGTGGTGACGTGATGCCTGCCTCGCCAAACGAGCGAATGGGTACAGGAATGCCGTCGATATAGATGCCGGAAGACTCATAGACACGCAGGTTCATGCGGACAATCTTCTTGAGCCGCATCTGATTCTGACCTGATCCGATATTCGTGTTCAGTGGCATCGGCTTGATGGTAGGCACGAAGGGTAAGCCAACCTCATATGTGGTCAGCGAATATGTTTCGCTAGGATCAAGCGTTATTTCGCCACTAGCTACTGTGTAAGAAGACAGCACATAGCCCTCGTTCTTGTCTAGATAGCCTTCTCGTGTAATGGCTTTGACCGATTCGCCGTCCAAATGGTCCAGTCCGTCGATAACGCCACTAACCTGAACGCTCTTGATAGAGCAATCCATGAGATAGGTGAAGTCCCAACGCTCAATGAATAGTTTGTCAGTGCCGTCAACTTCACGCTCAACCGTCATAAACAGTTGATCATCAACTACACAAACGCTCTTGATGTCTCCGCCCGTATTCCAGCTAGTGAAGCCGTTGATATCTTGGCTTCTCAAGGTGTTCAGGATGGTTGCCGTACCGTCTGCATTTACGATAAACAGCCAGTTAGCGTCATCACTCGCAGTACCCGCTAGGAGCGCCATATCGACGGGCTGGTTGATCAAATGCGAGGCCAGTACCGACCTATCGTCCGTGGTGTAAGCGTCCTCGTTGAACGAATACAGGAAGCTCAGGAGGGACTTGCCGTGACGGTCTACAAATATGGTCGAGCCGTCCACATCCTGGACCTCAACATTGTTCGCGCCGTGTGAAGTCTGCGGCTGAATGTTAATACTAGATGGTGTGACTGGTCTGCTGGTCACTGCAAATTCTGCGCCAGACGTAAAGATCTGCAAGTTACGACCGGGATACACATCAACGATGTCATTCAGCTTGCGCGAAGAGATAGTTGCAAAGATCGCCTCATCATCGTCGCCGTCGTCAATGTCAAAGTCAAAGAATGCGCCTGTCTTAGACATAAAGATCGATTGAGGCTTGGACTGAGTGCCGCCAAGTACCAATCTACCTTCGTAGAAACACGCACTGATAGGATATCCACGGGTGACAGACCACACATCCTCTTTACGAGGGGAGCCTGTTTGCGTCTTTGTAAACTCAATCTCGTGATCGGCAGAGCCTTCGGTTACATAAGCAGAAAAAAGCTCAAAATCTTTAGTAGATTCGCCAGATATAGTGATTGTGTATTGCTGGCTTCCGGTTCTTGCTACAGCTACGCCCGTCTCACCAAAGACCGGCATCTCTTGCAGGTTTTTTTGGATGTTAAATACAGTTGACGCCTGCTCATCGGCAGTATCATCACCAGCAAAGCTGATTGACTTAGACAGTACGCCCTCAATGTCTACCTCAAATCGGTCGCCTTTCTTCCATTGACCCGAACCAGTATGCCCTAGCGTCATCACCTGTATCTCATTCACAGGCGTAGGGCTTTGTGCATCGTCAAAATCGTACTGAGGGACATTTAAGAATGGGATGTTGTCGATCACCCAATCCGAATCAGTGCCAATATTCACCAAACGGATAGGCTCAAAGTTGCCGAAGACCAGCATGACGTTTTCTATCTGCGCTGTTCTTACGCTCGATACGTCAACACTAGAGTCGTAAGTGGGCTTGATGTCCGCGACCCTAGTTGTTTGGATGTTAGAGCCTACAAGCTGAGAGCGGAAGATAGCGATATTGTCCCGCGTGAACTCAATTAGGTAATGACGATCATCCTCAACGCTGAAGTCTTCTAGCTTCGCGTCACTGTCAACACCTGTTTCTTGCATCAACGTAAATGCCGCCGCCGTAACTGTCGCTGAACCGAGATCAGTTGTGCCAGAGCGCACGAGACGCCAGTAGCGAGCGTATACGCCTATCTTGATGCGGAAGTCTTGAGGGCTTGTGCCGATCAGTGGAACGTCACCGCCGTCGGTATAAGTCACATCGTCTGCTGAATACTGAACCTTAAACTCAGTGGAAGTGCCGGTTGATAGACTAATCTGCCGTATATCAACAAACTCAGTCTCAGCGATGTTAGTTGCGCCTCTATCTGCCTTGATCACCACGTAATCATCGGTTGTGCCTATGGCTACAGTGGTAGATGTTGTCGGTGAGTCAGTCGGACTCTCAAGAACAGACGGATTTCCGCCGTTTGGCATACTCCCCGTATAAGCCCAGTTGACCAAGTTGCGTGTGGTTTGAGCAATAAACTCAGTACCCGGACGCCGACGCATCCCGCCTTGTGGGACGATCACAACATTATCGGCAGTCTCTGCCGCCTGATAATACTGGTTGATATCAATACGGCCCTTGAGAAGCGGAGATAGCTCGCCACTTACGAAGCTAGACTGAATGAATCGAGTCTTAGCCATTAGTACCTCACATTAACGAATGGGTTACTTCTCACTTGCTCTGTTGGGTATTGCTGAGAGTCCGTGAATCGCGCCATACGGGACGCATTGACATAGGCCGCCGCCATCTCACCTCTGGCCGCTGAACTGTCTCTAATGCTTGCGGCGAAGTCCATGGCTAGTGCGTACTCAATCATCTTTGCAAAGTACACAGGCCACTCATCTTCTGGCGTGTTGGCAATGTAGTCAGCGTACAAAGCCTGATTGGAATTACTGTAAACCTTGTCGCCATACACCTGATAGTTGGAATCTGGTGAAACAGTGATCAGGAATAGCAAATCAGTGGGTAGCTGGTAGACAGTCTTCCAGCGTGTTGTATCTACAGGAGGGTCCGTCAAGCGAGATATCTGTGCCTGCTTACGTGCAAAGCCCCAACGATGCTTCGTTAGCTCGTTTTGGACGATGTTGTCGTAAAGATTGTTAGCAACAGTCTCGCGCCGCGACCCGCCTGTCAGTGAGTTAATAGGAGTATCACCGATCAGAATCAGTGCATTGCTAATTAAGTCGATCTTGCTCGCCATAACCCACCCAAAAATAGAATGGCCCCCGAAGGGGCCGGATAAGACTTATGCAGTCTTGTCGTACTGGACCTTAACCAAACCGCCTTCGTCACGTACAACAGAACCAGCCTTGAGCATACCGTTAGTAAGCCAAGAAGTTTTCTGTGGTACATAGTTGATCTCAGTCTTCATGTCGATACCGATGGCCAAGCCAACAGCAGGACGCTGGAAGAACCAAGAATCAACGACGTTAGCCGCTTCAGTCAGACCGCCTTCCGCACGAGTCTCAAGGATGATGAACTGAAAGCCAACAAGAGTGTTGATCTCGCCAGATACAAGAGCCTTGACTGCTTGGTAGTCAGAAGAAGTAGCTTTCTCGTCGCTCAAAAGACCGCCAAGACCGCCAGCTTCGATGACAGCAAACAACTCAGTGTTAGGAACGCCTTGATCACGTAGCTCGACCTGCGCTGAGTTAACCTTAGCGATAGTCAAGTTAGTGCCACCAGCCGCTACAGCAGTGGTCAGTGGAGTAGAAGCGTCCATAGCGTCGATGACAAGCTGATCACAACGACGACCCAAGGCACCAGCGATAGTAGTCGCCAGCTCTTGCTTCTCGTCAAAGTTTACGTCTTGTGCGTCGAAGATGTCGGTGTACTCAGGAGCATTCCAGTTTGCGAGAGTCGCAGTCTTGAATGCATGTCCTACGTCCATTGGATCAACATCTGCTGAGCTAGTCTTCTGGTTTGCAAGACCTTTGCCCATACGACGGAACTTGTAGGTGTCACCTACTACGTTGTTTCGGAGTGTGACAGCGTTCTTGAGCAAGCCAGCGTTCGCATAAGCGTGCTTCACCATGCTGTCAAATTCAGTTACCGCTACTGCGGAGAGATTAATTGACATGATTCAGTCTCCTCTATGTCAAATGTATAACAATGATTAAGAGGTTTTAGACTGAGTACCCGGCAGTCGGTCAGTCGTTCAACCTAAAAACTACCGGGCCTTGTGAAAGGGGTATCCGATCTCTCTATGATACCACAAGAAATGTGTTAACCAATAATGCGCTCGTATGGCTTATCACCACCATATTCCTTCATCATGCGCTGAATCTTGCTTTCATGGTTAGGATCGACTGAACGAAGCATCTGACCGCTCTCGTGCTTCTTAAACATCTCAGCTTCGATGTCTTCCCATGTGATTCCGCCGGGTTGCACATAGCCATCAATCGGTAGCTTGGCAGGTGCCGTTGCTTTGATCAGTGATTCGACTAGCTCAACCGCCTCAGCACTGTTTACGGCATAACGCAAACGCTCGTATGTATCGCCATCGAGACTGTTTTTCATGAACTGCTCAACAACCTTTACACGCTCAACGCCGTTATCGCCTAGCTTCTGAAGCTCCATCTCCATAGAGACTTCTTCAACCGCTTGCTCTTGCGCTGAAAGAATGGCCCAAGCGTCATTCAATGCCGACTGAGACATATTGGTACGCTCGCCAAATTGAACAAGCTCCTGCCATAGCGCATCTTCAGCCTCAACGCCTTCGACGATGGAATAACCGTCCTTTGGTGCGCCAGTGAATCCACCAAACTTCTTC